TACACGATCAACGACGACCCCCGCAAATGGAACGCGGAAAAAATCCGCGACTTCTACGATCAAAATCCAGACCTAATGCTGGCGGATTTGGCGCGATTTGTCGGGCTCACGGTCCCAGAGCTAAAAAAGGTGCTAATGCCATGATGAGCGCGCAGCTACTGGACCGGGAAGAGCGCGAAATTTTACGCCTGATGAGGGAGCGCAACACCTACCGCGACATCGCCGCCGAACTATTAGACGCCCTGCGCCTGATGGTTTCGCACTATCCGCATTGGACCGCGACCAGGGAAACCCAAATAGACCGCGACGCTATCGCCCTGGCGCGGGCTGCAATCAGGAAAGCAGAGGCGGAAGAATGAAACACGCCGAGAACGATTACATCTCCGCCGGTTACAAATTCGAGCGCGCCAGCACCCAGGCAGCGCGCGCGATATCCGAAAAAATTCGCGCCATGCTAGACGCCGAGACAATCGACGACCAAACAGAGGCGCGCCGACTAATCGAACGCGGAAGGGAGGAAGCACGAAGAAACTAAACCCTGGACAAAAACACAGACCCGGACACCGGGCAATTTTTAACTCTAGAAAGGTAAGCAATGAAAATTTTTTCAATCACGATTGAAATCGTCGCGCAACGCACGATAGAACTGGCTGCCGACTCACTAGCGGAGGCGGAGGCGTCAGCAATTGATCTTTTCGGATCGCTCGAAGACGCCGACGCGCACGAAACCATCATCGTCGAATCAAAAGTAATTGAGGAGGCGGCGGCATGAAAGACTTCAACGAAACCCATGCATACGCCTATGCGCTCGGCTATTACGAGGGTCGATCATATGGTGAGCAATGCTCCGCCTGGAAGACGGAGGAGGAGGCACTTGCCTACAAATGGGGCTATGAGGTAGGGGTAAAAGACTACTGCGAAATTGACACTTACACGGAAGGAGGAAGCAATGAATATTGAACTTAAAAATGTGAAGCACTCACAATGGGCGAGCCATGAGACAAACTGTTTCGAGGCATCAATCTACATCAACGGCAAACGCGCCGGGACAGTAGAGAACGATGGGCGCGGCGGATGCCACCTCTATCACCCCCACAAAGTGGAGGAGGAGTTGAATGCATACGGCAAGACACTACCAAAGCGCGAGGCATACGGGCACGAGTTTGAGCAGAATGCCGACACTTTAATAGATGACTTGCTGACGCAGTACCTCTATAGCAAAGACCTAAAGCGGGAAATGTCCCGATCCATTATGTTTATTTCAACCGACGACAAACTGATGAAGACGGCAAAAATGGACGCCGGGAGGATGATCAATCTACTGAATCACCCAGACACTATGGGAAGACTGAAAGCAAAAACGATTCTGAATCTTTTGCCTTTTGACCAGGCATTGTCTATCTACAGGAAAGGAGCAAATCATGCCTAATTGGTGCGCTAACTCTTTGAAACTTGTTGCCAGCACAAGCAAATCCAAGCAATTGCTGCGGAAAATAAACAAGATGCTGAAAGCAACCGAGCCCGAAGAATACACACACGCGAGACTATTTCAATTGATGAAACCAATGCCAGATGATCTGATGAATTCAGAGGCGGCACATGGGGGCACTTTCGAAGAAGTAGAGGCGCGCAACAAAAACCATCAGGAAAACATAACCAAATATGGATATGCAACCTGGTATGGATGGGCGCTCAACGAATGGGGGACTAAGTGGGACGCGAGGATTGAGTTTGCAGAAATTACAAAGCAATCCACCACTATCTATTTTGATACCGCATGGTCCCCTCCGATGGGTGTTTATGAACACCTGGAGAAGATTGGATTCAAGGTCGAGGCGACCTACTGCGAGTGTGGCGTAGGCTACGCTGGCGCATATGCCAACGGCAAAGACCGCGAGTTTGAAATTTCTTTTTACAAATACAACGAGAACGACGAAAACGACGAGAGAGAAAATGACCGGATGCAATCGTTTTTCTTTGCCTTAGGTTTTGATCACAATCCATCACACTTAGGAGGTTAATCATGGGCTTTTTTTCTAAATGCTGCGCTAAAACAAATCTGCCAGTTGTCGCTGAATGCAAGGGATATCCGCACCTGCACAATGTCGTCGCCATACTGCCGAACAATCAAAAGTTTCGAGGCATATACGACGGTTACGGACGGGTCGGAGGGGTAAGCATGATAGAGGAGGCAGAAAAGTATGTCGAAAACAAAACAAGTGGCTCAAGAGATTGGCACGAAGACGGCTGGAAAAAAATAAAGTTTGTCCTATCCGACTACTACGAGGACGAAGACTACAAGGATTTGCCGAAGTCATACGATGAGATGGCGCAAGGTTACTTTATGTCTAGGAAATTCCTGGACTACTGCATGATGAATGGTCCATTCAAATCCCGCGCCGAATACACCAAGATGTTCAAGAAATTGGCAGACTGGTAATGAAACCTTGGCATGAATACACCTCCGCCGGTTTGAATGAATTGGCGGACGATGCAATCAACCAGGCATTCCTGCACATCCAGGACAGGATGGGAATTGCTACAGGAGATGCCGCTGGCATCTTTTGTAGCGGTCCAGAATACGATCAAGTAAAAAAATTCTTGATTGACTACATGAAGTTCGAGATAAACCTACAAGGGGAAAGCAAATGAAGATTAAGACATCTGAACTAACCGGAGCCGCCCTTGATTGGGCAGTGGCGAAGTGTGAAGAACTTGTGTACGAAACACCCGCCGATTTCCTACTCGACCTTGTTTCGGGCGGGGTGGTGAATTACTCAACAGACTGGTCCCAAGGTGGGCCGATCATTGAGCGTGAACAAATAACGGTTGGCGCTGATGGCATAGGGTGGTGTGCCGGAATACCGTGGGACGGAGATTGGATTAGCGGTTTTGTGCAGAGAGGCGACACACCCCTGATCGCCGCTATGCGCTGTTATGTAGCAAGCGAGTTAGGTGACGAGGTGGAAATACCGGATGCCATCAGGCAAGAAATCCCTGAGTTTGGAGAAAGCAAATGATTTACCGCGACAACATGACAGAGGAGGAACTCCGCCAGTTTATGGAGGAGGATGCCAAGCTGCAATCCGCATACGCAGCAGCAGATGAGCACGACGCAAGGATGGCGGCGAGTCCGCCGCCTGATGAGTGGGAAGACCCAACAGATTACATCGGCATGGGCTGGATCGACAGCAGGGGCAGACCATGAAATACAGAATCCACATCGGTAAATCCCGGAAGGAGTTTCATTCCTACAGGGATTTGGACACATTCGACGACGCTATAGCCTACCTTTGGGCAATGGCAAACATCCCGGTGTTTGAGAGGTGCTGGCAATGGCAACGCGGGGACGGCTGGATGCGGAACGACCACATGAGGGGAAAGGCATTCCCTCCCAGGCTCGAGAAAAGAATCAAGCAGTTTATCCGCGAGGACGAACTGGCAGTTTCAACTTACTAGGGGGTGCAATGCTTACATACTACGAAAAAATTGAGAGGGTCATATTCCTGATTGCTGTAGCAGTCTTGGCATTAGACCTGTTGATTTGGAACCCAAACTAAAGGAGAGAAGCAATGTTCACAATAGACGATGTAAACAATATCGAAAACCATTCCGATGAGGAGGAATACTTTTACTCTATCCAAAAGGCAATCAACTCAGGAATGTGGGGACTGCAAGGATCGTATGGTCGGGAGATGATGCGCGCCATAGAGGAGGGGAGGTGTATGCTGGGGCAAGAGTCCGCCAGGGACTATTATGGGAACTACATCCCCTCCCGCGATGAGGTGAAGCCTGGTACAAAAGGGTCATACGATTTTGTCTTCAATGCATTTGGTTCCTACTGGGCTGAACTCATGGAGGATGCAGAATGATTATCAAAAATCTGTCGCTTGAAACACTCGACCAGGTTGTCGCGGTTGCCCTTAGGCGGGACAACTTTAACCTATACAAAGAACTCTACCTCGAGTCCCCGGAATGGAACCCCACAAAACGATGGGACCAGGGCGGTCCAATCATTGAATATGCATCTATAGCCCTAGACTCCCCTGCAACCCCGGGGGACGGGGAGTGGTTTGCAATCTGCGACACAAAGCTAAAGCATTTTGCCGGAGATACTGCTCTAGAGGCGGCGATGCGGGCGTATGCAGCCAGCATATTCGGGGAAATGGTGCAACACGAGGTGCTGGGCTAAAATAAGGTTGTTGCTCTATTGCAACCAATACCTTTATAATTTAGTCAAGTTAAGGGAAAATCCCTACATGACGCATCGGTCCATGTTTGCCGTCTATATCTATGAGGACGCGGATGGGGAGGTATCCATCCGCGCCGATAGCTATGGAGATGGAGAAAAGGCGATCTTCCTGGGCATGGATTTATTGGACACTCTCACCTCAATGAACAACAAATGCGGAGGCGAGGCAATGATTTTCCTATCAATAGATAGGTGCGAGAGTGTTCAATAGTTTGTTTAGATTCTGGCTGAACCTAAACAAGCCAGTTCTTTTATGAAAATCGTTGGCGTCTTCTCCCAACTGGTCGGATATCCAGTAGGGAAGCCCGATCTCTTTTGCCACCCTCTCCCCTGTCCCGCTCTTGTCGTTGTCTGCAACGATAAGTCCGTCCTTGATAGTTGAGGCGATCTTCTTCATGTTTCCTGCCGAAAAACACACATGAATTATGTATCGACGCTTTAGTGCTTTCATCGCCAGCCGGACCGACAAGGCGGTGGCATAGCCCTCGCACAGGATATGATGCCCTTTGTTATTAAAACAAAACTCAGCATTGGAGGTGCGCTGACCAAAAAGAAACTTCTTCCCGCCCTGCTCATCAATGATCTGGCAGCCAACAAGCCGGTCACCAACCCTCATGGGGATGATCAAAAGCTTTTCCCCATCCCTGACAAAAACATTCCCCTCCTCCTCAGGAAATCCCTTTGACTTGAGGTACTCATGCTTTCCCACCTGGCACTGCTTCAGGATAGAGGCGGCGTTGGAAGCGGCGGCGGCTTGCATACGAAACTTCTCAGCTTCGGCATCCCGAATGATCTTAGCGTAGTCCCTCTTCTGCGCCATAGTGGAGGCGGCTCCCTTCCAGACCGACACTTCTGTATCCAGGGCATGGTTCTGGATAAAGGCATGGTCCCCCATAAACTTCACCGCGCCATTGCGTTTCTTTGGGTGATCTGTGGTGGGGTAACGCTTCCACTGCCCTAGTGGAGGAGGCGCTTGAATGATGATGCCGTGGGCTGCGCAAAAATCTAAAAACTCCATGCTATCTCCTGGCTTTAATTGCTCTGATGTATGCCCGCTTTTTGGCTTCTATGAACTTATGAACCTCAGCGTCTGGCTTAATAGCAGCGTCACTCAAAGACCTAGGCTCGATCCCAAACTTCTCTTTGTAGGTGTAGTAAGCCCAGCCGGGTTTCTTGCCAGAGTATTGAACATACCATTGCAGCATTGACCACCATTTCTGTTTGTTCTCCCGGCTCATGGTCCTGAGCTCTTCCATCTCACCCGGCTTTACAGAAATGGTGTTTCTTTTCTCTTTCACATAGCCGCAACAGGAACAAACATCTGTTCGAGGCGGCATGTAAGCCTCGCACCTGGGGCACTTAGCCTCTTTTTTCTCTGCTTCTGTGGGCTCTTTCTTTGCTTTCTCTTTCCCGTCATCTAGGGCGCTTACTCCGTTCTCAAACACATCTTCCCAATCTTCCCGGAAGCGGAGGTAATTCCCTGAGTGATCCAGCCATAAGGCAAACTCTTTGTCCTCCTTGTTTTCCATGTTAGCCCGCATCACCCGGCCCATCTGCTGGATATGAGAGGAGAGAGACTTGCTGAACGGCCGCGCAGATACCCCAATCATTACATCAGGCACATCAAATCCCTTGGTTAGGATGTCTGTGGCGATCAATCCATGTATCTCTGTGTCCGGCTTCGAAAAATCTGCAATGACTTCTTTCTTGTATTCGTCATCATCTAAGTAGGAAATGGATACAAAGTTATACCCTTGTTCGGCAAACTTCTTAGCCAGGTGAGCCCCGTGATCTACGCCAGCGCAGAAAACAATGGTCTTCCTGGGCCGACCAAATACCTCATGCGTTTTCTTGATCCACTCCTGGACAATATCCCCCGTGATCTTGATGCCCCTCTCTGTCACCTCAGCCTGGGACCATTCGCCGGCAACCTTTTTGGCTCCCTCCATGTTTATTTCTTTGGCAATAAACACTCGGAGGGGAACCAAAACCCCCTGGTTTACCAACTCTTTTGTGGTAACGGAGGAGACAACATGGTCATAAACCTTTCCCAACCCCTTGGTGAAAGGTGTGGCGGTTAGACCTATGACCCTAACATCCGGGTTGTTCTTGATGAACTCCATAGTCTGCTGGCGGGTTTGATGCGCCTCATCCACTATGAGGAGGTTCAGACCGGGGAAATCACCCCGGCGCTCGAGGGTTTGAGCCGAGCACACCTGGATGGTTTCGTAGGGACGGTAACGCCAGTGCCCGGACTGAAGAACACCATGTTCTATCTGGTATTTCTCCAGCCGTTTACTGGTTTGGTCGCACAGAACAATGCGATCCAATATCATGGCGCTTCGGTTTCCCTTGGCTTTTGTAGCCCTCAGAAGCTCGATAGCCATCTCTGTTTTACCCGCCCCGGTGGGGGCGTATAGAATTTGCGCCCTCTTGCCAGACGCAAATCCATTCCTCAAGTTGTCCAATATCTTGGACTGATAGTCTCTTAGTTGTAAAGACATGATTTCCTCTTCCGGGACACCCCCCGGCATGGGTTAAAAATTAGGCTGCTGCCGTCTGCTTCAACTTCTTTGTCAGGTAGTTAACCTGTTTAATCAGCTGGGCATTCTCGGCCTGGAATTGGTCGCGGCTAATGATCAAGGATTTGTTCTCGATCCTTAATTGTTTGACCTCTTCCCTCAACTCCTCGATTGTTTTATTGGCAAACTCAGGGTCATCAGATGAGCCTATGGCAAGTTGGAATGTAAGCTTATCGTTCTCTTCAGCCAACAGGTCAATCTGCTCTCGCATCTTGGCAATCTCTTCATCCCTAGCATCAGATTCATGCACCTCATCTTCTTTAGGAACATCTTTGTTTACCGGGGTCTTTGCTGGCTTCTGCTGGTTTAGTTCACTCTTTACCTTAGAGACAAACACATAAGAAATGTTGCCGCAGATTTTTGCTATCTCTCTTAAAGACTTGTCTTTGATGTCGGGATTTTTTAAAGCAGAGTAAATAATCTTGCGCTTGTCGGCATTGGTCAAAGTCAGGCCGTGACGGGAGTTAACAGAGTAAGAAAAGATAATGGCGTCATTGATTGTTCCATTGATCACATCACACTTGATATCACTACCGTTGATCTTCTTGGTAGCATGGTAGCGGTGGAATCCATCCACTAACCAGTAATCACTACCATCAAAGAACGCGATACAAGGAGGTAGCGTCACCCCACCTTGCATCAGCTGCGCCAGCTGATCGACCCACTCATTGGTTAACTTCTCTCTCACTTGTGTGCCGCCGTCTATGCGTATCACATCTAGCGGCAGCGTTTTTGTAGCAATCACTTTGTGTTCCATCTTTTCTCCTTTGATGTTGGAAAGCAGATTGTGATCTTTTGTTTTGCGGATGTCAACAGGTAGATGCACTACAAATGCAATATATTACTCCCCTGGTGGATGTAGAGAACGGCTGGCAAAAACCTGCCTAGGGGAGAGCTTATCTCCACCTAGGTGTTTTTACTCCCCCGGAGCCATGCATCGCTTCCGTGTGGACCGGCAACTTCAACAAGTGCGCCAGTACCAGATGCTTTCCGCTGCTTGATCAGCGTCTATCCCGGCCATCTGGACCTACACCATACCCGCAGGACTTGAACCCAAGGTTAGATGGAGGAAACCCCCCGGTTGCGCCATGATAACTTCTTTGCGCTCTCATCACTAGTCAGAACGTTGTAGGGATAGCGCACTCCAGCCTACGCTTTCGCTTCCTCTGGCTGCCCCATTCAATCCCATAACCCGATAGATACTAGTAACCAGTCCGCCAAAAGCAAAAACCCCGCAAGATGCTCTGTGGTCTTGGCTCTTGGCATGAGCAGCAGCAAAACGATTGAAATAGACAAAAGTCACGCTTGCTACCTGACAAGACCACACAGTACCCTGCGGGGTTCAAGTTCTATTTCATCGCCTAGATGCCACTCTAGACGCCTCTATTATACACAAAATTCTAGTTGTCAAGTGTTAACGTTAACAAAACTAAGGGTTTTCCCTAATCTCCACAGAAACAAGCAATTGCCTCTTCTTTGGGGTCAAACATATCTGTTTGCTTGCCCGCGTAGGTGGACATTTCAGTGTAGCTGGCACGATCCGTCCTGAATACAGCCCCGCTGGGCTTGGAAGACAGGGACAGATTCTCCATCCTCATCCACCAGCTTGCCCGGGATGGCTTCTCGCTGATCAGGCTGACAATCTGGGCAGCCGGCTTGAGAAAGCACAGATCACAGTTCCCGTGCATGGTAACGCCATTATTGTTGGGTAAGGCAAGGTCAAAATTGCTCTTGCGCCAGAAGTCCCCAATGACTTCCTTGGTAACCCCGGCTGTCCACAGAGGAATCCTAGCCTTGTCCGCAATCTTTGCGGCCCTGCGCTCCTCATCCTTGCGAATTCCAACCCAGGACATGTTCTCTATAGTGGAGTATGTCTCCCCCTTAAAGATATCCATAGTCTCCAGGAACTTAGACTGAGCTCGTATCTTGAGCTCAGAGGTGCATATCCTGGCCACGGGGTTAGGGAGATAGTTCCTTTTACGGATCAGCGCCTCAAACGGCTCACCGTCCCTGCTGGCGGTATCAAAATCCACCAGCTTAAATCCCTTGTCATCAAAGACCCGCTCCACCCAATAGACTTTGATGCCCCAGTTGGACTCGCAGTCCTTAATGAATTCAAGGGTTGCCTCTTCTTCTTTGCCGGTATTGGCAAAGACAACCAGGCATTCATCAGGAAGTCCACCGTTAGATTGGAGAACCCTCCACAACATGTAAGCGGAGGTGCGGCCGCCGGAGAAAGAAATCACCGTGGGCTCAATGATTTTAAAGGGATCGTTTGCCATTTTTGTTTGTAAAAAAGGGCAGGGCTTTTTAGGGCCCTGCTAATTCCCTAGAAAGGAGAAGCAAGCAACTGGGGGTTGTTGCAGCCCGATCTTATCAGAAACGCCGGAGCAACGCAATAGCATCATCAACACTTTCTACCACCGCCAGCAAGCCCCCGCGCCACTCATCAAAAAACTTCTGTTCCGCCTCGGTCAGCTTCCTGGCAGACGGGGGTTTCTTCCCGTCTTTGATCTCCATTAGGATGGTGTGCCCACGATAGCCGACCAATAGGTCTGGCAGACCACCCCCCTGGGTAACGATGCGGACCGTAGCGCCTATGGCTCGTAGCGCTTTTACAACATCATTCTGGTTGTCGTCGATTTTGGCGGCTCTTCTCATGCAAAAAATTATACCACATAGGTGTTGACGGATGCAATATGTGTGTTATATTCCGTTCCCCTAGTCACAAAAAAGGAGAGTCATGGAACAAAAGAATCAATGGGAAGAGTCCACATTGGTGGCGGCAAGCCTAATAAAGTTCTTTGAGAACCACCACCCGAATGTTGATTACGGGATCGTCCTGAAAGCGCTGCTGATTTCGTTCACATCACTTGCAAAGGGCATGAGAGTGTCTATGCACGACACGATTGAAATGGTAATGACCGTCTACAAAAACACGGAAATCAGAGATGAATGAAGAAAAATCTTTAGAACAACTGATGGAAGAGCTTGAGCAACGCATTGAAGAGCTCGAGAAGAAGGTCGAGTCTTTGCTGAAAGAATCGAAAGAGAAAAAACCCTGGAGCCTATAGATGAAGCTAACCAACAAACACAACTTACCGCAGACATTTGTCAACGTCATCGAGCGCCCAACCTACTCTAAAGGGAAGGCTCACTTGTCTGTCACAGAACTGATTAACAGTCCGCAAATTGTCCAACTGAAACATCGCCACTGGGACGACATCGAGGTAGATGCCAGTGAAATGGTTTGGTCACTGTTTGGATCGGCTGTGCATAGCATCCTCGAGCATGGCAAAGGCAGCAACCACATCGTCGAAGAGAGAATCCACATCACCCATGAAGGCTGGCATCTATCGGGAGCAATTGACTTACAAGAGGTAGAAGAAGACGGTGTTCATATCAGCGACTACAAGACAACCGGCGCATGGGCCGTAATGAACGAGAAGAAAGAGTGGCATGACCAGCTAAACATCTATGCATGGCTGGTGGAGAAAGCAAAGAATGTCAAAGTCAAATCACTAACAATTGTTGCCATCATTCGGGATTGGTCCAGCCGGGATGCGACTCTAAAGCCAGACTATCCACAAGCGCCAATTGTCACCATCGACATACCGCTTTGGAGCGCACAAGAGAGGGATGAGTTCATAAACAACCGCATCAAACTCCACGCAGAAGCATACTTTGAATCTGACTCTGGCGGCAATTTGCCAGAGTGTTCACCCGAAGAAATGTGGGAGAAAAAGACAACCTATGCCGTAAAGAAAGACGGCGCAGTAAGAGCAAAGAGCGTTCACCAAACACAGGAGGATGCTCAAGCGGCCCTACCCCCGAAGGGCTACTTCATAGAAGTAAGAGAAGGGGAGCGCACTCGCTGTGAGAAGTTCTGTCAGGTCAGCGAGTTTTGTCAGCAACATCAAACCTACCTAAAGGAAAAAGCAAAATGATTGAGATGAAAATAACAAGAGCAGAAGCCTTGCTCTACATGGAGTTCTTGAATAAATATACCAAGCAGATGACTCAATCCATGCTGGATGCGATTGAGGAAGAGAGAAACAATGAAGAAGTTGCCAACGCAGCCAAGCAGAACTATGTTGTTAATCTCGAATCCACCGTTTCGCGGCTGGAAGATGAACTGCAATCCCTAAAAAACAAGAGCGTTAACCAGAAAGCCATCACGGTAAACGCGCCGTGGGGCTTGAAAAAAGACGGCACCCCGGTGGCAAAGCCAGGACGCAAACCAGGACAAAAGAAAAGGAAAAGTAAAAAATGAGTGACAACCACTTTGTTACGTTAGCTTCGATTGATGTTAGCAAGCACATTGAGAAGAAGCAAAACCTAAGCTATCTGTCGTGGCCGTGGGCTATAGACCAGCTTATGCGCCACGATCCCAGCGCAAACTGGGAGTTCCACAAGCCGGAGATGTTTGAAGACACCATGATGGTTTCTTGTACCGTCACGGCTTTTAACAAGCCGATCAAGATGCATCTGCCAGTCATGGACCATCGCAATCAGGCTGTCAAAAATCCTGATGCATTCATCATCAACAAAAACATGATGCGCTGCCTGGTTAAAGCTATTGCTTGCCACGGTCTTGGGCTCTATATCTACGCCGGTGAAGACCTGCCAGACCCAGCCGATGCACCAGCCCCTAAGCCTGCGGCGAAAGCTCCACCAAAGCTAATTGAGGGAACCCCAGGCGGCTGGCAGCTTTCCATCAAGGCAGACAAAAACACAGACTTTCAGGCATGGATCGGGGTAGTTATGGATGCTTCCAGGATGGCCCTAAAAACCGCACAGTCTGAGAAAGATGTATTGGATATTTTCCGGGTCAACCGCGTTATCTTTGACACCCTGAAGGTAGAAGCGCCGGAAGATTATGTATCCCTGATGAGGGACTTTAGGGACCGTAGAGAATCTTTTAAAGAAAAGGAGTCATCATGAAATACCCAAACAGCGGAAAACTTTCTGCAAACAAGTACAAGCAAGGCGATCCCAAGAAGCCGGACATGACCGGCGAAATCATCATGGAGCGCAGCGCCCTCAAGAAATTGCTGGAAGAACATAATGGGGATGAAATTGTGATCAAGCTTTCTTCCTGGAAGCGGCAAGGTAACTTTGGTGAGTTCTTAAGCCTCTCTTGGAACAATTACAAACCAGAAGCAAAAGAGGTCCCAAATGAAGACATCCCATTCTGACGAGTTCTTTGACTACTCTAGTCTGCTGATAAACATTGAGCAGAAATATAAAGAACTGGAATACAAGTGTTTGCACAAGAAGTACGAAGGCTACTTGGCAGACATTGTTTCCATTCATTCAAACCTTACCCTGCTTGCCATTTGGATATCGGAGAACAAAGCAAAGGAAAGAACATGAGCCAGCATCCTAGTTTTGAAGCTATCAAGGTAGCCCTAAAACAGGACAAGTCGGGCTATGTTCTAACCCTAAACATCCATCCAGATGATCTTGATGACCGCATCATGCGAGACTTTGTTGGATCGCGGTATGTTGTGGTCATGGCAAGAATCGACAACGATGAGCAACCCTTAAACCGGGAGCAGTTCACCGATCCTGCGGTAAGGCTGGCAGGAATGCTTTGTAAAGACAAAGATTTTCAGGCATTCCTTGTTGAAATTGGAGACATTTTTGATGCCAATGAACTGGAAGCAGCAGACTGGCTAAGAAATGAATTTGGAGTAGCGTCACGCTCTGAGCTCAGAGGAAACGAAGAAGCAGCAAGAAAGCTAAACCAAATCCACGAGGAATTTAAAAAATGGAAACAAAAAGACTAGTGCCTTACTCGGTTCATCTTCCAGAAGACATCTATGTAAAACTGAAGATTGCAGCCGGTCAACGCAAAGCATCCTCAATGGTTAGAGATGCCATCACCATGCTTATTACAGAGAACTCCTCCTACAGCAGCGGCTACAACAAAGGTCTTCAGGACGCAGCCAAGATCATAGAAACAGATGGACTCATCCAGGGCCTGATGATAAACGGCAAAAGTATTGTTCCAACTTTGATTGCAAAGATCGAAAAAATGACCGTAAAGGAGAAGGCAAATGGGACGAAAAAAAGAAGAGGGAATTGAAGCCCTCAAGCCAAAAATGGATCCCATATCAATTCAAGAAATAACCATGCTTGATTGGTTTGCCGCTTTTGCCTTGCTAAGTTCAGCGCCAGTGTCTACGCCTAGTGAAACTGCCAAAGCAGCTTTTGAACTGGCAGAGGCAATGCTAAAAGAAAGAGCAGTACGCATATGATTAAAGTACAACCACACTGTGAGTACTACCTATGCAACTTTCCCACAGGGGAATGCCAAGGGATGTGCCAGAAAGCCGCCGAAGACGACGATGACATCCAAGACTACAAGAAGCCTTGGGTAGGGCTGACTGATGACGACATAGCACAGGCAATGTTCAAAGCAGACGCAATCATTACTGGACCTATGCAGTTCAAGTTTGCCCGCGAAATCGAAGCCAAACTTAAGGAGAAGAACACATGATCTTGATTGAAATATCATGGAATGGCGAGGAGGCTGAAGTTCGTTACACACAAGAATTCCTTACCGCACACCGAGTTCTGCAACTGGACGCATTGGTAGACGCAAAAGTTTTGTTGGAAGACGTGTACAAATCTTTACTCACGGAGAAGAACACATGACTTGGGTATTCCTGACAAACGACTTACGGAACAAAATAGCGCTCAAAGCTGGACCATACGTCGTGGATTCATACGAGCCGCATGAGCAAGCGGTACGAGAGCGTAACCCACGAGACAACTGGAAAAGTCTAACCAAGGAAGAAAGAAAGGCAACTGTGGACGGGATGCAAAAACCCTTCTACATGTGCGACTTGTTTGCCGCCATCGAAGCCAAACTCAAGGAGAAGAACACATGAAGAAGTCGTTACCCTACAACACCGGCAAGGTGGCAATCGGACTCAACTATGAGCCTCCAAAGAAAAACTACATGAGCCACGAGGAGGAGTTCTGGCAGAGTGTCATTCTTGGTGAGCGCCAGATAGAACAGTACCTCCTGCGTATCTGCTACCTCATGGGCGCAGTAGCATTTGTTGTAATGCTAGTCTTATGGATGACACTAAAATGACAACCGAAAAAGACGACTGCCCCCAGTGCCGTAGTTACAAGTTAAGCGCCGCTATGTGGCGTAACAAGGCGTATAAACATGCGGGCACACCACTGCCGTGGGAGCCTGAAGAACTACTACGCAAAGAGTACGAGCGTGGATACTTTGATGCAATGGAAAAGATGTTGGAGAATAAACATGATCAGCATACTTAAACAGCTTACCGATCAGGTGCTTGCGTGGCTGAAGGATGATCCAGTTCGCCCTGAAGTGCCGTTCACCTCTCGCATCAGCGACAACGCTGAAATCTTTATTTTGCCGGGTGATGACAGACCCGCAGCCATTACTTGTGTGGCATACATGGACTTTGTGCCTGCCTCGGAGTCAAGGCTGTTTGTGCCTACTGATGCGCCGACAATAGCGGTGTTCTACACCATCTGGTCTTACAGGAAAGGCGCTGGGCGCGAACTAATTCTGGAAGCAGTGGACTACATCAAGAAGAATCGTCCTGAGATCACACGGTTCGTTACCCTATCCCCAAAAACTTCTATGGCTGAACAGTTCCACCTGAAGAACGGCGCGGTTGTTTTTAGGGAGAACGAGAACACTGTGAACTACGAGTATAAAGATGATAAACAATAGGTACGAAGCCTTACGCGTAGCGCTTGAGGCGCTGGAAGGGTATGATACCGACCCCACGCACGCCATGAAGATTCTGCGTCCCCGAGCAATCAAGGCGATTAAGGCAGTGTTGGAGAAGCCCAGTGCCGAATACGAGCGAGGGTATGTCGATGGACTGCAAGCCAGAAAAAAGAAGAATAGTTTTTACAATATCGGAAAAGCACTAGTAGAGAAACAAAAGCATGAGTAACTATTGGCCCGGAACTGACATCATCAAGTCAACCAACAACGCCTTTAACTGGCGTAAGAGAGTGCCAACTGTGGCTAAAGCAATAGTTGAGTACCAAACCAAATCCCGTTCGGGGAAAAGGGAGATAGCATATGACACCATTGATACAAGAAGCGGTGCGATTGGCTCCAGAGCCAGAAACGGCTTTGTGGTTTGATGTTGGAGTCATGGAGCCTCTAACTGAATCAACACGCACACCAATTGATGTTCTTTTAAATCTTCCTTTTAAGCGCACTGGCATAGCTGGCGTGGACAGTAAGGGACGCAAATTCAGTCTATGGATGACTGCTGGTAAAGACAGCGTTACCACGGCTGGATGCACGATAGAGCCAACTTCATTTTTTGCGCCGTTTGCGTACATTAAAACAGAGGATGGATTGCGCTATTACAACAACGACAAGGAAGTCAGCCGCCAGCAAATTGATCCAGTACTGAGAATGGTCTGTGCCGTGTTAAATAAACTGTCTGCTGGAGGAACAGCATACCAAGCAACTCCAAAACAAACATTCATCAATCGCAAGCGAGCCGCCAAAGGAAAGTCTGCTTTGTCATTTGACTGGCACACAGTTGTCATTGAGCCTCCAAAACCAAAGCAAGAGCATCAAGGGGGCACACACGCAAGCCCACGCAGACACCAGTCACGGGGACACTGGCGCACCTACAAATCAGGAAAGCGTGGATGGGTTAAAGAGTGCTGGAAAGGAGATGCAAGCAAAGGGACAGTTTTTAAAGACTATCAAATAAAGGAAAACACATGACCTACGCAGCAATCATTTCAGTCCAACTTGCCTTCATCAGCATCCAGTTGTGGCTCATTCAGAGGGCATTAAACAGATGAAGTCGCTTTCAAAACTACACCAAGAAGCAATCACCAAAGCCAAGACTGAGCAAGAGAAGGTCAAGGCTGCGGCGATTGCAATGATTGAAACGCCGATGGAGATGATCAAGGCAATCTTGTTGAAACATGAGCAAGCTGTGATTGAAGTGATGCGTGAACTACAAGAAGCCAAGGATGCCGCAGTCGTGGCAGAGCGCCAGCGCATCGTCAATTTGCTGATGATCCAGCACGACATGGCAAAGGATCGTCATAACTATTGGCAGGTTGCGGCACAGTTAATTCAAGCAGACGTAGCGAGTGACACATGAACGATGGCTATTACTGCGTAGTGTGCGGCAGGTTTTTGCCAGCAGATGAAGACGGTGTGATTGTTCACGACGACATTCCGCACCCACCTGAAATGGACTTTGCTGACGAGGAGAACCCGCAATGAAAAATAAACCTAAGTACTGGCCCGGAACTGACATCATCAAGTCAACCAACAACGCCTTTAACTGGCGAGAGGTTCGGTTCGGCGTGTCCGAAGAAATGGTTCGGCATATGGGCAGGGTTGTCCAAGGGATTGAGAACGCCAAGAAGGGCAGGCAGTTCAAGAAGGGTGAGGTGGTTTTGGATACACCGAAGAGCGCCCCAATCCAACTGTTTATGAAAGCACGTGGCAAAAAGAAATGAAAAGGCGTCTAAATGCGTACGGTAAAGTATATAAAGGACGTACTCTCCCTTATGGTACTCTCGTTGGTGCAAGTTACGAACTAAGAAAAGCGTACTACACATACGGTTATCTACGTGACGAAGACATGCCAGAACTTCCTATTGATGAGCCATTAGACAAAGAATACGTAGACCCAGAAAAGGCTTTATCAACTATTGAATTATGTAGGGTTGTAAAACAAGCGCTTAGCACGTTGGACCCCAAGAAAGCAATAGTATTAAAGCTACGTTTTGGAATTGATGTTTCTGATGCTATGACATTAGAAGAAATTGGACATATGTTTGACTTATCAAAGGAGCGCATTAGGCAGATGGAAGTCAAAGCATTGCGTACCCTGAAACACCCAATTCGCTATGATATTTTGAGGAAAGTAATATAAATGACGGAGAAAGAACAATGCCTAAAATTGATCGACAATCTGATAAAGAAGCACGAGTACGATCTACGAGTACGAGACGTACTGAAAGCTCTGCGAAAGCGTATCCGATTGATTGGAACACATGGTGGCCCTTTGAACGAGCCACTGGAGCCGCACTCAAGCAGCTTAATAAAAGACAGCCAGCAAGCCACATAGACGCTGAAGAAGCATTATTTTGAACTACAGAAACAAAAAATTACTTGAGATAGTAAGAGAAGCGCCATGTATGCATTGCGGACGCCAAGACGGAACCATCGTCGCCGCACACTCAAATCAACTTAGAGATGGCAAGGGCCGTGGGATTAAAGCCCATGACTATCGTGTAGCCGCCCTTTGCTATCGTTGCCACTCAGAGCTCGATCAGGGTTCTAAAATGACAAAAGAAGAGCGCCTCAACTTTTGGGAAGAGGCGCATCGTAAAACTATCGGCTGGCTGTTTGAGTCAGGTCACATCTGAGCCATCTCCCTAAGCTGCCTTAGGTTGATGTTCTTTAATAGCTGATACTCAGCATCCCTCAGCTTCTTAATCTCCTGCTCTTTCCTGTCAGATGTGAACCTGGGGTCTTCGATATTTGTAATCAGGTTTATCTGCTTCCTGATGTTAGTCAGCTGAGTTGAGATTCTGTTTATTACAGGTGCCATACCAATTCGCTGCCTGACCGTCGGATCGTCCAGGTACTCTTTGATCTCTTGCGGGCTCCGCTGTTTTAGGTCAGACAAGGTGGCGGCCGCACGGTCTGTAACCTCCTTGAGCGCATAGAAATCTTTCCGCAAACCAACTTCATAATCTTTGGATACAAACGCGCTGGCGTTAGGTATGGCGTTAATAGCATCATTTACGCTCATGCTTGGCCTGGTGGTTCCAGCCATTGCAGCAATGATTGGATTGGTGGCCAGCAAGAATGCCCCACCAAACGAGCCAAACATTCCACGGATTACATGATCTGCAACAATTGGAGAAATGAGCTCGGTAGACCCAAGCACCTTGGCAAACTCAGAAGTGCTGTCATCGAACTGGCGGCTAACATCTTTCTTGGCTTGATAGATTCCAACCAAAGGTTGCTTCTGGAAGAAGTCATAGTTCAGCGCAACTTCCACAATAGGCTTAACTGCCTGAGGAACAGCGGTAGGACTAAGGACGGAGTTAGCCAAAAGTGACGCCAAGGACGCACGGAATTTGGCCGGATCGGTCATGCCGTTTTCTGTTAACAGATGGTATGTATGCTCCGCCAAAACCTTAGGAAGTATGAAAGCATCAGACCTCAAGGGAACTCCAAGTCCGCCTGTGCCGGGTATCATCAGCAACCTGTCGCGGGTGGGAGTTGGCTTCTTCTCGTAGTCCTCATCATCCCCCATCATCATTGCGTAGAGTGTAGACAAAGCCATCACTGATGCGGTTGTGGCTGCCAGCGTCTGAAAGGCTGCCTTGCGCTCAGTTGGAGATACACCTACGCCGGTCAATGTCCGGTAAGCCACGTTCTGGGCAGCAAGGTACGCATTAAAGAATGGGATGACCTGGCCGGCCATAGCCAACATTTGACTGCTGCCGCGACGACGGACGTTGAATATCTCAAAAGCTTTCTCTATCGCCTCTGCCCTGGACATGCCTTGAGCCAAAGCCGCCTCATAGGTAGCCTGACGCACAGCATTGTCGGCCGCCATTGCAATGTTACCAAGACGGCGCTTTACACCACTCCAGAAACTCTTATCTTTCTTTAGCCCAGAAAGAATCTCAGTTTCCATCCGAATGACAGAGGAAGAAAAGTCTCTGACGCCTACCGCACCGACATTTTTCAGCTCTTCATGCGCCTTGCTCTTGCCGCGCAAAGTCTGAACAAACTCTTTAACTGCCCGGAACGGGATAGATAAAGCGTGTTGCGGCTTCAGGCCGGAAGAGAACATGGCTGCAAATGAGTCTTGCGTTACCTGGGCGGCAGAGAACACCGGGAACAGAACCACAGAGCTACGCAGAATGTCGGCAAACTTGGAGAAGAACTTTACGGTAGGAATTGATACGGATTCCAGGCCACGGAACGCATGGATAAACATGGGGTCAGCCATGCTGAAGTATTCTTCCTTGCCATCCCTCCATACCCGCACAACATTCTCACCATCCTTGGGCCCAGCTACCTTTTCGCCAAGACCAACATCCTTTGCCGTATCCACCAACGCCAAGGCGGAACGGTTACGCACACCACGGTTTACGGCATACTGTGTCCAGCGCACCATGTTGTCAAAGATGTCGTTTACAGGCTTCATCGAGCCTTTCATACGCTTGTCAGCCTGGACAGAAAGTGAGCGCAGGAACTCTTTCGGGCCTTTGCCTTCCTCAATCTGGTCTTCGCGGAAGAACGGCACATAGTCGGCATTTGCCAGCAGAGCATCGGCTTCTTCTCTGTTATACAACCCGGTTTGAACCATCACTTCAATAGCGTTCTCTCGGATTCCATCCCAGGTTTTGACAACCTCATTGAGCTCAGGGAACAGATTAAACTGCGTCATGCCAGCCTTAATCTGCTCGTCTGTCATGTGGATAACTTTTTGCTTTTGCAGTAGCTTGGATGCTTTTTCAGATAGCTCACTTGCAGCTACAGGAGATGCTTCTCTAATCCTCTTGGCTTCTGCCCGCATAGCCTCTGCCTGCGCCTCAATAGCAGCATTCTCTCGAATGAGCGATTGAGTGCGCTTTGCCTCGAATGCGGTATGAGCAATTAGCTCAATCTCTTCCTTGGTTAGACCATGCTTATCAGCAATAGCATCAAGCTGCTTAGAAAGGTTTTGTATGTTGCTCTTGTCGTCAACGCCAACCCACTTATGCAACTTATCATCCCATTTGATGTTTCCTTTTGACAAGAACAAGTTGGCAATAGCGTCAGAGTGAACAGTCTGGCTCAAGCTGGCATTGAGTAGGATGCCAATCTTTTCTTCCTGTCCAATCATAGATTCCTGCACGGCGCGCCTGATCTGATTGTTCAAGCCGGCATCACTGCTAAACGCCCAGGTTTCCATCTGATCAAGGAACCTTCTTGCCGCGCCAATAGACTGCTCTTTGGCAAGAGTTGGGTTGTCTCTAGCGTTATCCCAGGCTTGACGGGCCTTGGCTACATAACCAGGCTCAGGCGGCTCAACAAACCTTCCCATGCCGGACAGGATTTCCATAGCGTCATCGCCAGCCTTAGAGCGGTTTAGGACGCCCTCTTGCTGCAAAAGAATATCGCTACTTGTTTTTGAGTAAGTACCACGGTTGAAAACTGATTTAATTTGATTGGGGTTGTCTAAAACAATCCACACATCATCGTATTCACCAGGTTTTCCCTCAATATGAGCCCCGTCATAGCCCTCTTTTCTTAAGCGATCAAACAAGACCTTTTGATCTTTTTGGTAGTTATCGCCAAAAGAATCCATATCTTTTTTGGTAAGCGTGTACGGATTCTGTATGCTCAAATAAACAGGCATTACTCGTGCGGCAGTATTTATATGAACATATTTACTACCCGTCGGCGTATGCTCGTACCTTATATCTTGACTATCATTTTCTTTGGCATACATGGATGCAACATTCGTATCAGGAGAGAACCAAGCACCATTACGTGGCACTTTGAACTTCTTGAAATCAATGTCTTTAGATGTTCCGTGATACACCACCAGCGGCTTGCCATTCTCATCGACAACTTTGCTATCACCAAACCACTCTTTAAACGCCTTATCTCGTTCAATTTTTTGCTGTTGTTTTAACGGCAATGCACTGAACTTTAAATATTCATTTGCCTCTTTCACCAAATCATTGACAGTCTTGGTTGGCCCGGTATAGCCTCCCAAAAAAGAGTGTTCAGCAAAATACTTTGCAGCATCCAAAGTTGGTTGCAAAGACTGTTCAATTGAATTGTAAAAAATTTCGTTAATTGTTTCGCCAGTTTTATCAAGCATGGCTTTTGGAACAACCCCAAAGCTCAACATGACGCCATCATAATTGGTAAAAGATTTAACCAAATCTTCAATATCATTTGCTTCAAACAATGATGGGCTTATCCATTTTCCATTTGGCTGTTGAACAAACACATATCCGTCAACCGTAGACGCTACTCGTGCAAAGTTATCTGGCAAGTTGATAAATTCGCTGGAAATGTTTGGAACAAAACTTTGGATCGCTCTGCCAATAGTGGACTTCAATACCGTTCTGCGCGACACGGGCGTTTGCAACAGCTTTTCAAAAGCACCTTGAGCTGGCGCCTCTTTGGTTGCACTCAAGCCAAAGAACCCACGTCGTGTCATGCCCTGCTGGGCAAACAACTCGTCTTGAATGGGTTGAGGCAACACGCCAGTTTTTCCGGCAATTTGTCGTGCTGCATCTTGCATCGACAGGGGGATGGCCTTTGACGGAGATGGGCCAACAGGAACAACAAAATCCTTATCACCGTAGTATTCAATGTGCCCGCGGGCATACATCCGGTCGCCCATAACGGTAACCTCATCCGCATACTTGATAGCCCTACCCAAAGCGTCTGTAAACAGATGCTCTCTCTTAGGGTTAAATACCATCTCAATGCCGTCAAAGTTGGGATTATCTGAGCGAACAAATTGCCCGTCTGCGCTGGCCATTGGAGCCTTCTTGCGGCCTGCTGCAATTTCTTCACGCTCCTCTTGGCTAACCCTGAACTTCACATTCTTCATGGTGACAGAAGGAAGATACTTGGCTATCTTCCCGCCCCAGAATCCACCATCTTCACGCTCGTAGTTCTTCTGATTACCAATGTGAATGGCTTGAACAGGCACTCCACCAGGCATGATGCCGGCGGTCCGGCTTGTCCCACGGATACCAAGATCAAGCCTAGAACCAATGTAGTCACCAGGCTTTAGCTGGATTCCTTTGCCCTCAACCCTTGCGCCTTTTTGGTGGGTGGCCAGGGCTTTGTTTACCAAGTCCTGAGTAATAACAGGCACATCAGCCTGTGTCCTGGTCTGGTACAGAGGAGATTGTTTGGCGTCAATAAAGAATCCTTCTTCCCGCTGGAAGAGATCGTCCTGGATAACATTCTGCCCATTGAATAGACTTTTCTGCTGCTCTTTATCAACTTTGCCAGTGTTGTCAATAATTGCTGGTCGGTTTTGAAGCTGCCTAGCGTCCTGTCCAGAAGACATAATCCATGCCTCAGACGGAGCCGTGGCAACCGCTGGCATATCTTCAGCACCGTAGTATTCAATGTTTCCACGGGCGAAAATCTTGCCCCTAACGGCAGTAATCTCATCAGCATACTTAACAGCGCGGCCAACCGCATCCCGGAAAAGATGCTCACGGAACGGGTTAAAGCTGATCTCTATGCCGTCAAAGTTTGGCGATGTATCTACATACTGGCCATCGGCACTTGCCATGCGGTTTTTCTCTCCGCCTTCTGCAATCTTCTCTCGCTGGGCCTGGTAGATGTTGAAGTTAACATTCCTAAGGGTTATATGAGGAACGAACTTCAAGAGCTCACCACGATAGAAGCCGGATGTGTGTTTGTCCGCGCTGCCCTCGTGGATGGTAAGAACCGTAGGCATTCCACGTTTACGCGCAGCAGCAGCGGTGGCCAGGTCTAGCCTTGTGCCAACCCACGATCCATCCTTTAGCTTCCCAACCCAGCGCCTTTCATCCTGGATATCTTTGGCGCGCTTATTGAGCTCAACCACTTTGTCAGCTTCCGCCTGACTAAAGTCTCCAACTTCTTCAGCAGTCCTGGTTTGGTACAAAGGAGACTCTTTAGCGTTAAAGAAGAAACCTTGCTGGCGAGAAAAAAGATCGTCTTTTTCTATGTTGTCTGACCTTGCAAACAAAGAACCCTGAATTGGCTGCGCCTTTGGTTTTTCTGCTTTTATAGGTTTAACAATAGGCTTAGCAACGGGCTTTCCATAAGAATAACCTTGCTTTTGCATGGCTTTGCCAACGACATCCACATCCATTTCCAACAAAGAATCGGTGGTGCGGATTAGCTTTTCTAGAGCAGATTCAAAGGCTTTTGGCAGGCCAATGATTTCTCGAATCAATTCAACCAGCTTATTGAATGCCGTCTGCTTAGGGCCGACATTGATCTTAGATAGATAATCTTGAAAGTCCTTGTCTGTCATTCCCCAGCTAATGAGCTCATCTGGGTCTTTCAAGGCATTGTTCATGCGCTTAGAGAACTTCAGCAAAACATCCGGCAAAGTGCCAGCCTTTTCGTCTTTCTGATACTGTGCATATACAGTATTAAAAAGATTTCTTAATTCTTTAATTACCGGATGATCGGCCGGAAGAAACTTTGTAGCAGTACGAATAACAGAATGCAAAAGCTCATGCTGTACTGTTTTATGACTCATGCCAGACGGAAAACCGTTCTGGTTTACCATTACCGGCTCACCATTAAAACCAATAATAATTTCCGTTCTGTCAGTACCCCATGTAAGGCTGGTCCTACCAGCAGCATTCCTCATTACACTGGGGCGAGATGAGCCACCATGTACATCAAAAGACATTTTGACGCCGCGCTGTTGCAACTCGTTAGCAAGCGCCTGTACTTTTTTAGCAACCAAAGTCTGGAAACGATTTGGCGCGCTATCAACAACCCACTTAATCAAACCATTGAAGTCTTTTCCAGTTATGTCTTTTTGAATCTGTAAACCTTCTTTGGTGGGACTATATCCTTTTGATTGATCTCCCTCGGCTTGATAAAGCTCTTCAGTAATATTTACTTTTCTGCTGCGAATGCTGGATTCCAGGGCGTCACGATAAGCAGCTTGATATTGTTCTGGAGAAGCATTGGCGCTTGAAATGGCGGCCATCTCTTTTATTGCTTCAATATCAGAACCAGCTTGAGAAGCTTCCGCTTCAAGATCGGCCAAACTAACAGGCTCAATATCTCGTTTTGGCAAACCAGCACGACGAGCTAATTCAAGATTAACATCCGGTATGCCTTTCAATCTTTCCTGCTCAGTTTTTAAGCGATCTTTTTGTTCCATAAGAACGCGCAAATTATCGCTTTGCTCAACAGAATCGTAGTCTTTGCTGCGTAATTTTTGAGCTATATATTCCAGAGCTTCAGACTGGTCAAAGTTTGGGTTTTCCTGGCCATTGATTAGAACCCTGTTTCTAATTGGAAGAAATTCATCCAATAACCCATCAGAAACCAAGTCTTCAAGGAGCGCGCCTTTGCCCTGTTTGTTATACAGACGCTTTAATGATTTGTTGTCTGGGTCAATATCGCTAAGACCAAATGCCCCAGTACGTTCCGTTAACTTACCTTCCAAGACCTTAAACAGGCTTGATTTTTCGCTCTTTGCTTTAGTGATTTCTTTGTTAACGTTAACAAGAGCCTCATCAATGCTTTTGATTTCAGCCCGCTCACCAGGCGTTTGTTTAAAAAGGGTAACGCCTTTAGGCTTATCCTGAGGAGCACTGATAGGCTGAAATTCCGGCGGCTCAATTTGCTCCGGGGTGTTAACGTTAACAGCTGGAGATGTTTGTTGGTACTGACTTAGCAGACGAGATTTGACAATCTGATCTTGAACCGGGTCTGGACTAAAGGTTGTTCTTTGAATCTGGCGTATGTGCCCCAGACGCAAGCGCTCCATTTCATCCTGTTCTGCTTTTTGCCGAGCTTGAGCCAAGGCTGCCTCTTCCGCCTCCCGACTTCTAGCAGCTTGCATGATCGCGGCATTTGCATCCGGCATCCCGGTCATGCCGGGTACACGAGACATATACCGCTGAGTCAACTCCATTTCCTGCCGGCGCATTTCTTCTTCTTGACGCTGGCGTTCTCCCAGGTCTTGCAGGCGCTGTAGTTCAGCTTCTTCTGCCTGTCTACGCAGAGCATCCGCTTCTTCGGCTGAGAAACCTCGACCTTGGGGGATAAACTCAGGCACTGGAGCAGCTTCAGGTGCTGCCGCAAAAGGAGTAGGTTCTGCAATCTGAGGAGGGGGTGGAGGTTGCGTAGCGAGAGGGGGTGACATTAGTCGGCTTGTCGCACCAATAGAACCACCCACCACAGCAGCGCCAGCGGCTGCCTCTTTGTATTCTCTTATAGCATCTTCTGTAAACAAAGGTAGATTTGCCTGCCACCTTTCGGCCATCTGCTCCAAAACTTCTGTGGGGGCTTCGGCAACTACGCCAATGGTTGCCCCGGTAGCTGCGCGGACACCGGCGCGCTTTGCCAATTCAGCGCCAATTTCCTGACCAAGAATCTTGTTCGGGATTCTGGACATACCAACAGTAAGACGGTCCACAAAGAAACCAAGGGGGGCGGTAACCGCTGCCGTAGCAGCAGCTTTACCTGGTTCCAACTCTTCAACCGTCTTTGCGCCTTGAGCCTGACGCTGCATAAACTGACCAAACTGCTGAACGCCGTAGGTTCCAATGCCAGCAGCAAGTCCACCAAATGGGCCGGTAAAAGGCGTAGCAGCAGCGCCAACCGCCAAAGGAGCGGCCATGCTTGGGGCATTTTGAAGAATCTGTTCTACCGCATAAGTTGGCAATTTCTTCAGAGCTTCTATTGCACCTTCTTTTCCATAGGTTTGCTCAAGCTCTTCCCATGTAATACCAGGGGCTCTGGCATCTGGTTTTTGTTGGTCAGATTTGATTTCGGCAAGCTTTTTGGTTGCCGCCTCTTTCATTCCAAGACCGGCTTCTGCGCCGAGGGTGATGCCGGCTAGGCTTTCCGGCAGCTGCTCAACACCCCTAGCAAGGGCAGTCTTTGCCCTCTGCATAAAGGAAGGCGGCGGGGCTTCTGGCTCTTTTTGTATTGACGGCCCATATCCAAGACTACTAATGTATCTTGCAAGTTTGGTTGCATCCTCAACATTGCCTGCCTGGTCTGCTGCTTTTAAAGCGGCAAACAAGTCTTCAATCGTGGCCATAAGAAACCTTTACTTTTTCAAGTATTTTGCCAGAAGATCGTTCATGTCTGAAGACATATCAATCTGTCCTGGATCATATCCTTCGTAAGCCTTTTGCATCAATTGGCGATATGCTGGATTGCTTATGAGTTTTGCTCTAGCCTCTGACCTTGCTTGCTCCAAAAATGCGGCTGTTTTTGTTTCATCCAAACCAAGCATTGGATTTGCTTTAAGTGCGGCTCTTGCCGTTGCCTCAGCACGAGTCATGTAGTCTTGCTCCATTCTTTGAGCAAGCTGTGCAGCCCGTGTTACTCCGCTTTGAGATATACGCTCTTGAGCAAGCCTATTTTTTTCTGCGGCCTCATCTCTTTTTCGTTCAGCCTCAGATTGACGATAAAGCCTATTTTGCTCAAGCTGCGCCCGCTGCAAAGCACCATACTGACCATAGCGTTCTGCCCCAAGTTCGGCAGACATAAGAGCGCGCTCTTTTGCGGCACGGGCAGCCTGCGATTGTTGTAGCGATTTAAGCCCTTCAATACCGCCAGCGCCAATGTTGGTAAGCGCATATGGAGAAGTGCCGCCCATCATACCCAAACCGGCAGCCAAGAGAGCCATGTATTTGTCTGTCTCTGCCTGTTTTTCCAGACCGCTGTAGCCCTTCTCAATCCGCTCACGCAGCTTTTTCATGGCTGGCGTTTCTGTGGATTCTTCTTCTTTGGCGGCTGGCTCAGAAGGCGTTCCAGAAACTGTAGTCAAACCAGCAAACTGTTTTGCTATTTCATCCGGGTCTTCTAGTGCGTTATCAACTTTTCTAACGGTGGCTTGCTCTGCAACCGGAGGAAGATTAATTGTGCCTGTCATACGATCTGCTCGTTCTGCGGCATCACTATCAGCAAATGGTTTGGCCGTAGCTTTTGGAACCTTTTTCTTTGCCGACTCTGCTTTTATTCTATCCACATTACGTTGAGCTTCTTCCCGTTTTGCCTCGTCATCTAAAGAAGCAATTCCAGCAGGCGTATACCACAATGGCGCAAGTGGTTTAGCTCCTTGTGCTTGCTGATTTTTTGGCTTTACACTCGGATAAAACGCAGGCTTAGATGCGCGCTCTATTTCTTCCTGGGTTAGCTCTGGGGCAATGGGAGCATGTTTCCCATAAGTGGCTTGTTCCTGATTTTGCAAATAATCCATTGCAGCATTTCCAGCCTCATATCCGCCATAAGCAATACTAGCGGGCCCAAATGGAACTAATCTTCCAAGAATTCCAGCCCCGGTTCGTGCGGCAGCAGGAGCAGCAGCAGGTGTCGCGGGAGGAATTGCAGAGAAAGCGCTTCTAGCCTGCTCCATACGCAAACGACGAACAGCCGCATCTCGCATCTTTAAAGCGTCATCTGAAATATCAAACACCTGCGCGGGCCCAGCGATACCGCCATACTGGAAGCGCTTCACGCTGGCAATGCCGCCCTCGGCAAACCCTTGGGCATAACGCCTGGTTTCTTCTGGCAACCTAGATGGATCAGCCCCGGCCATCAGCCACTTGTCTGCGTTGCCCGGTCCCCAGTTGTAGGCAATAGCTGCAAGTTTGGGGTCACCATAGCGCTCAAGCATTTTTGCAAAGTATTCTCTCCCAACTCGAGCAAGGTCATCTGCATCGCCTTCGCGGGCAGGACGGATTCCAAACCCTGGATCACGAGCAGTACCAGGCATGACCTGCATTTCTCCCATCGCCCCCTTGGGAGATGTAAGAAGATTGCCCTGCCGATCATACCGACGGCCGCCGCTTTCTTTCTGCTCAACTAAACGCAAATACTCATCAATACTGCTAGGGCGAGAGACTGTTTTCTCACGCTGTTCTATTGTCTTGGCCGGCGCTTCGCCTTCTTTTACGGACACGCCGCGCTTCACCTCAGTAGCCGAAAACGGCATTGGAACTTGTGCGTCCGGCAGGTAACCAGGCTCTGCGTCTTCCGGCGAAACTTTTTTGTTAAGAGCGCTACTGCCGCGTATTAAAGAAGAAAGTCCTTGAAGGTCGGACATTGCTTTCATCATGCTAGATAGCTCTTTATTGATTGTTTCTTCTTCGTCTTCGTCAATAAAGTCTTCTTCCATGCCGCCTTCCGCAAAGGCAACAATCCCTCCATTAGCCATCCTAGGAGGAAGCCCAGATTGAAGCTGGTCAAGACCTTGTGCTTCAGACATAACTTGCTCGGCCACAGTAGGCATGGGCGTTTGAGGTCCGGCAGACGCATTACGCATGCGCTTTTCCATTTCTACTTTGTTTTGTAGAACCGGAATTCCTATGTACGGTGGAATCGTGCCATTTCGTATAGCTTGCTGAAGCTGGGCAACGCTTAATTTTTGAGCAATGCCGGCAGGATTTAAAACAGAATCTATTGCCATGATAATCCCTTAACTAAGCGTGAATTTTTTGTAAGCCAAGACCAACAATTCCATCACTACTCTCAACTTCACCGCCATCTTTCATGTTAGCTAGTTTGTATCCGGCAATTCCTGCTGTTCCCAATCCACCTAATTGAGACACCATACTTGGCGCTGCCTGATAAGACTGCGTAGTAGCTGTTTGTAGCGGCAAACCACGCAACATGGAGTTCATAAATGCAAGCTGCTGCTGCGGGTACTGCTGTGCAGTAGCGTAGTTCTGGATAGCTTGATTGATAATGTTCTGTTGCTGCTGTTGCTGTTGAGCACCCATCTGGCTTTGCACACCCAAAATGCCTTGCTGCGCCTGAAGTGCCTGCCCGCCGATTCCTGCGAGTTGACCAGCGCCCTGCATAGCTTGGTTGTATGCGGCTTGTTGAGCGCCAATACCTTGACCATACATTCCAGCGCCAGCCTGCAAGCCTTGTAGCCCAAGATTAGCCCCAAACTGCTGGGCTTGTTGCGCTTGGTTAAACGCTTGGTT